GCACCGAACAGGCTCTGCGCGGCCTGCTGTTCCATACTGGCAAGGGCAGACGCCTGCGCCATCTGCGCGGACGCGAGGGTCTGCGCGTACTGCTCCTGCACCGCACCTGCCTGAAGTGCGCCCTGCGCGGCGACGGCATTCACCGCAGCCTGCCCGAACGTGGTGTTGGAAAGCCCGGTCAGCATCCCGCTCAACTGCTGGCGCGCGACGGCGAGATCCGTCTGCTGCTTCAGCAGGCCGAGCGTGGCATCGCGTCCGGACTCAAGCGTCTTGTACGCCTCCTTGCCAGCGGCAGCGAACGCGGCGCGGGACTGCGCCATCACGTCGCCGTACTGCTTGACGGCGCTGTTGTACGCCTGCGAGTACACGGCGGCGTTCGTCGTCCGCTCCTTCAGGAAGTTGTCGATGATCTTCCCGTACTCGACGTTCGCGTACCGACGCGCTCCGGCGTAACCCTTCTCCATCTGCTTGATCGCAGCGGTGTAGTCGGTTTCGCCTCCGAACAGGTTGCTGAACAGGCCCATCAGTAGGTTCCCTTCACGTTCTTGGTGTGGCCGTAAGGCTCGACCAGCACGGCCATGCGCTCGATAGCCCAAGGTACGCCAAGGCTTTCGATTCGCACATACGCCGCCTGATCGCGGATCCGGCACCGGAAAGCGTCGTTCCTGCCGGGAAGCAGCGTCCCGAGCAGGTTCTGGTTGGTGTTGTCGTAGGTCGCGCTGCTGACCGTGTAGCGCGGGGACACGATGTCCGACGGCAGGGCAAACCCGACAGACTTCTGTGCCGACGCATAGACGTAGGTTCCGCCGGGGGTGTCAGCCGACGTGCCGGGAAGGGTGGTGTCCCGAGACATCATGGTCGCCGTCGGGCTGGTCGCGTGCCGAATCACCCAGTCGGGAGGCGTGGTGCCGACGTTGTAAATCTGGTTGACCTGCTTGGTGTAGGTACGCCCGGTCGGGTCGGTGATGAGGGTGTCGGAAGTCAGGTACGTCCCGGCGAGTTCAGTCTCGTAGAACAGGTCGAGCGCCTTGTCCGTCGCCGTAGACCACGAGGTGTTGTAGACGCCGCAGTCATAGGTGGTCGTAAACGTCGGATTCCCGGTCGCAGGCTGGTTCCCAGCGTCCACCAGCACTTCCGGGAAGTCAGGATCTTCTGCCACGACCACGGAGGTGATGTTCTCTCCGATCGCCTCTTCGGCGGTCTGACCGGACAGGATCGAAGCGAACGGGCCGGACAGGCGCTCCACAGGAGTGTTGAACGCAGATTCCTCGATCGGCTCGTCCATCGTCAGTTCGATGCGAACGTCCTTCATCATCACCTGACCGAGCGACGGCTGAAGCACGGGGCCGAATGTCAGGCTGCTGGTGATCTTCTGCGCTGCCGCCTCCGTGTTATCCACGGTGAAGTCGCTCACCGCCTTGTACCCGACCGCAGCCTGACCATCCACTCCGGAAACGAGGTCGCGGTCGAACCACCCGATGTATCCGTCCTCGCTGCCGAAGGCAAGAATCGGGGCGCGGGAGTCCCCGAACGGGAAGTCTCCGCAGCAGGTCGGGGCATGGAACGCAGGCCACCCGGTCTGGATCGGCCAGAAGGCGTCCGTCGCCTGACTGTAGAGCAGGTGGACGCTGCTTGCCGGGAGGTCGGTGCGCGACATCATGCAGTAGACGTTCTGCGCCTCCGCGTCGTAGCCAAGCACGCAGTTCAGGGCATCGAACTTCTGCTGCTGGAAGAAGGTGTCGAGGCGACCGCTCGTGATGCGACCGCTCTTGGTCACCTGAAAGTCGTTCGGCTGGACGCGGTACAGTCCGTCCTGCGCCATCATGTAGATCGTCTGCGCGTCGGACGCGCACCATGCGCGCTCGGACACGATGCCGACCGACCGCGACAGTTCGATCAGCCGCGCGTCCGTCACCACCGGATCGGCGGTCAGGTAGGTCATCGTGTGCCGTCCGGCGAACAGCAGGCCGCTCTCGCCAACAGGGACGAGCGCGACGATCGGCTCACCGGGAACGCCGAATCGCGTCGAGGACACGCCAGCAACAGCGTCATGTGCGTTCGCACTCGGATTCCAGTCGTCCGGGTCGTTGATATGGCACAGGAACCAGTTGTTCGGAGCGGACTTCAGTCCGGACATGGCAAGACGACCGCCGAATCGGACAAGCAAAGTCGCTCGATCTGCACCGCTGCCGATGTTCTGGTACGGGCCGTTTGCGTGCGTCCAATTCAAGACTGCCGGAGTCGCAGCAGTGATGTCAACCTTCCGATAGAACTCGCCGTCCGCAAAGTAGCAGTACTGCCCGAAAACAGCCGCGCCAATATGGCCCGACGACTTCATGGCGTTGATGCCAGCACCGCGTGTGCATAGTGTCGCAGTGCCACCATTGTCGATGACGTAGACCTCTCCGCCAGCAACAACGATGCACCTCTGGGTCAGCGTGCTGCTGACGTATGCATCCGCGCGCAGGATCACCTGCACCTCGCGGATCGCAGCCGTCGGGCTGGTGTTGAACCGATACGCCCCGAGAAGCGGCCTGCGCTGGCCGAGCCGCAACTTCCCCTTGTAGGCGTCGTAGGGGATCACGTTCATCGCCTGCGCGGTGAAGCCCGGAGGCAGCGCGGAATACGAGGAATCCACGCTGACGCCGCGATACGGAAGTGTGACCGGGGAGTATGGCATCAGGAGAGACGGAGAACGAGGAGTCCGGCGGATGCAACTGCACTGGTCGTATTGACCGTGTACATCGAGGTGGTTGCTGCTCCAATGATGACCGACGGAACGGTTACTGCAACCGTGATGATTCCGGTTCCAGTCGTTCTGTTGCAGGCAAGAACGACATATCTCTCGCTCGACTCCGAAACAATCCGCACACCGGACGCAGTTGCGTTCAGAACAACCGTTCCCTCAAAGTACGAGAGACGACCGACAGTAAGAGTGGTTAGGTCAATGTCGTAGTTCGTGGAAGACGCGACGATGTCGGTCGTGGTCAGGTCAATGGAGATGATGTCCGCCAGATACGCCAACGCCCCAAGACCAAGGAACGTCTGAACGTTCGCGGCAGTCAGTTCCGCCGGGATTGCGCTGCCACCAGACACGTTGCCGAGAAGACGGTTGTTGGCAATGTTGGCAAGCGCAGTGAGCGGGACATCCGTGTTCGCGTCGAACGCACCAGAGGCAAGCGTGCCGAATCCGAGCGCAGTTCCAGCGCGTCGAAGGACATGGCCGTCGGTTCCTGCGGCAATGTCGGCAGGAGCGCCAGTCGAGTTCGCGGAGCGACCGATGACGGTCAGCGCGGTCGATTGACGCAACTTCGCGTCGGTGACACCGTCGCTGGTTCCGGTCGCGCTCTTGATCTTCGCCGTCTCGACGGCGTCGTTGGCAAGTTCCGTGACCGTGATGCTCCCCGCATACTGGCTGACAGCGACCCACGTCGTCCACGCGCTGCCGTCGTAGCCGCGCGCAAACGCCTTCTGCGTCTTGGTCGAGACGAGCAACTGCGCGATCGTGCCGCCGGACAACTTGGTGACGTGCAGGACGCCGGGGCCGTCCGACGCAGGCGTCCAAGCGGACGGGACGTTCGACGTGACTGTCGTCGCGATCGCATACCGACCCTGCACGCTGTACCCGGCGGCGTTGATGTCAGTGCCGGACACCGTCACCTGCGGGTAGGTGCTGGAGACGTAGCCGAGCGAAGTCCACCCGGTCGTTCCGTCACCAATCTTGAAGTTCCCGGTGTCGGTTTCGTAGCCGATCTCACCGGACTCAAGAGTCGGAATCGAACTCGTCCAGTTGGACGCGGTGCCGCGACGGATCTGCAACTTGATCGCCATTACTTGTCCTCTTCCACGAACGAAGGCGGCACGCAGTACCAGCCTTCAGGGATGCGAACCTCGTTGTCGCCCAACTGCCAGCCGTCATCCGTCTTTACGTACACCTTGCCCCGCACCTGCGGCCCCATCCTGATCGGGCTGCTCTCGCTTACCAGCACCGTGCGCGTGCAGCCAGTCGCGAATGCGAGAACCACCGCGACGAAGGACAGAAGGATCAGCAGGAGCGTCAACCCCCGAACCTCGTCGGGGAAGAACGGAGTGTGCCCACTGCAGCAGCGACATGACGATGGCTCTGACGAGGTCATACACGTCACTCGGCCTTCTTGTTGTCCTTGGCGAAGATCAGGCCGACGCCAGCAATGCACGCAGCGGCCAGCGAACCCCAGTCCGGGACGGTCAGCGGGTCGTTGTCGGTCAGGGAGGTGAGAACAGCGCCGATCGCGACGAGGATCGCCGCAATGCCAGCGCCAGTGGTCTTCCACGAGGAGTTCTTGAGGATGTCGCTCATCGGTCGTGCCTTTCCAGTTTCTCCTCGATCTTGTCGAGGCGCTTGCTGATGCTGTCCTGATTCGTCACGACCTGCATCAGCAGGCGGTCGTGGTTTAGATACGCGGGAAGGAGCATTCCGACGAGCGTGAGGGCAATCGCGCAGAGCGCGATCCAGTTCGCCGTGGACAGGCTCACCTTGATGTTCGTCTTTTCGATTGTCATGGCTTTAGATGAACACGCGATACGGGATCGTCGGGATCGGCTCAAACGTCGGCAACTCGTCCTCCTGCGCTTTCGTCAACTCAAACGTCACGCGGAGGTTCGCGTGGTAGCGGTTGTCGCCGGGGCGCAGGATCACGCCCTCCTCGTCCACCTGCGCCGGGATCGGCCCGATGCGGTCAAGCGTGACACCCGTGACGGGAACAACGGCGATCTCCCCTTCGCCAATGTCGCGTTCCTCGGCAAGCCCTGCGGCGATGAGGGCGTCCTCTAGGTCGGACTCGGTGGTTGAGCGGAGTAGGTAGTCCATGTCAGGTGGTGAGGGCTTGGAGTTGTGCGTTCGAAAGGCGGGTCGGGTAATACTTCCACGACCGAATGTGGCCGTTCTTCATGTTGACGCTGTTTGGCCCGGAAATCTGATAGAAGTCGCCGCCAATAGTCACCGAGGTGATGACTCCTGCGCCAGCAAGTGTTCCGCCCGTGTCGGTAGCAACCGATCCGCCGTTAGCGCAAATTGCAAAGTTGTTCGTGTCCCATGCGTATGCAGTCTTGTATGCGGTATTGAGCGCGGGATTGAACAACGAGTCAACGATACCTTGATTAGATCCACCAACGACAGTCAGAAGAAGTTCGTTTGAACCTCCTCCTGTTCCATCACCCATACGAATGTAGTTGTTGATCGTGTTGTCGGTGAAAGAGCAGAGAGTGTTCTGCCCAACGGTGCAGACATTGTCGGACTGCGCGACAACGGTTCCCGCTCCTGTGCTGAACCATGAGGTGAAGTTTGCGCCAGCGATGTAGCACAAATCCAACGCCCTGCTCCCCTGACTCGCCCCGGTCGGGATGTACGAACTGCTGCCAGATCCGTCCTCCAGCATTGCGCCCCACATCTCAATAGCATCGGCGCTCGTCACAATTCTGATTCCGACTCGCTGCGCTGCCGTTGTTGCTGGGAACGTATACCGAACCCAAGACGAGGTAATCGCTTGCGTTGTCCACGTCGTTCCATTGTCAGTCGTAAATTGGATGTTGCCAGTTCCGGTCACGCGGCGCAGCCAGATGCTAAACGTGCGCTGTGCGGACGTTCCAATCGCGGCGCTGCTGATGACGGTCGCGTTTCCTGCCGATGCCGTGAAACGGATGGCCGTCGTACCGTTGGCTGGATCTGTCTGCCCTGTCGTGCGCGAGATACTGCTATCGCCCCAGTTGTTGTTTGTTCCGCCGGACGACGCAAACGATTCGCTCCAGTTGAGCAGATTGTTACTCGTTCCCTCAATCAGCAGTCCGCGAGGCTGGAGCGTGGTCGGGTCGTAGTCGAAGCGAGCCTTTGTAGGGTCATTCGTCGGTGCAGCAGCCATCGTCGTGACGTAACCCTCAGAATTTATGTATGTCGCAGTTGTGCTGCGCGTGAAGGACAGGCGCGGATCAAGGACGCCCGTGGTGAAGTCAAGCGAGAGCGTGGATCCGTCGCCACCCTCCACCGGGAGCGTGCGCTGCCGACAACGCTCGACCGGGTCAGAGCCGAGCAGCCATGTCCGATTGCGTGCGTGCATCAGATGAATCCGATGAGGGCGTTTGCGGTCGGGGTGCTGGACGCGGTCATGGCGATCTCGACCAGTTCCGCACCGCACAGATCGACGATGATGAATCCGCCATGCACGGCAGCGGTGTTGCCGTTGTAGATCTTGCAGTCACCGAAGTTCTTGACGTAAGTCAGGCCGAGGTACTGGTTGGCGCTGTTCACAGAGGTCGTTGTCGCACCAGCGGTGACAGTGCAGGTCGTCAGCAATTGCGGACGCCACTGACCATCGTCTCCACGGTTCCAGCCGATGACGTGCAGGACGACGGTTCCTCCGGTTGCGCTCGACGCCGTTTGGATCTTGGCGTAGTTCAGGCGCGCTCCGAGGACAATCCGCGCGGTCGCTCCGGACGTGGTGGTCACGGGAGTCGTCGTCGTGTTGTTGCGAACCGTCAGCGAGGACGGAAGAGTGATGTCGGAGGGAGACGCCACCTCCATAGGGGCAGTCAGCGTCCGGGTTGCGGTGATCGTGGGATTCAGTCCAATGAGGCTCATGGTCGTTCCTTACGAGGGATTCTGCACTGGGTTGAGGATGATGAAGCCGGGGCCGTTCCGGGTTCCG